CCGAGTTTATGGAAAAGGTCAAACAGGTTTTTACTCTGAACGTCAAATATATAGATATAATTTTTGTAAATCAATACCAGATACAGCTATTAGAATACCTTCAGGAATGGATTTTGGTGTATCTCCAGATCCTACTATATTAATTGACGTATGGTTAAAAGATAATAATCTTTATATTGATGAAGTGTTTTGTTTGAATAACTTAATGCCTGAGAAAATACATGGAGCCGAGCGTATGGCAATAGTAGATCAGATGGACTTAGTTAAACATAACAAAGGTCAATTAATAATTGCTGACTCTGCTGGACGTACTGAAATAGATGATCTAAACAAATACAGATACAATGTAAAAGGAGTTAAGAAAGTCACAGGAGGTCAAATATTAGGAATTAATAAAGTACGTGGTTATAATCTTTTTATTACTGAACGCTCAGTAAATATGAAAAAAGGTTTTGAGAAGTGGTTTTTTAAAGTAGATCGTAATGGTAAGATAATACCTGAACCAGACGGACACGAACCAGACGGATTAGCAGCATTAAGGTATATCTTAATGTATTTCACTACAAAAAAAGCGGGAATGTATTAATAAAAGTGTATAAGATTTACACTATAAATAAAAAAGTGTATAAAAAAGATACATTTTATTTTGATATGTCAAATATTTTTACATATCTTTGTGCCATATACTTTAGTTATGGCTCAAAAAACGTTTGATGAGATAGTAGATATTATTAAAAGTGGTCAACCTGACTGGATTACAGAAGCAATAAAAGAACATAAAAGACTTAACGTTCATATAAACGGTAAGCATACTTCCGGTTATCTTAAGACGATAGATAACATAGAAAACCCGAAACAATTAAGTTTAAGACAAAAATTTTTAACTACAAATAGACACGTATTTGCTAACATTAGTAGACCAATTGATAAAGTATTTAGCGCGAAGGGTGGCGGTAACATTTACAATCTCAATACTGACTCTAAAGAAAAGAAACTAACCGATAAGTTAGGCAATATAAGACATGGTAAGACTATCCGTAACTGGATTAGAGACATACAAGCGAATAAGTATTATACTGATCCATGCGGCTTAGTATTCTTTGAATGGAACAGCGAAAAAACTTATCCGACAATCAAATCTATTAAGGCAATACAAAACTATTATAGTGATGGTCGTACTGTTGAATGGGTGTTATTTAATCCTATCGAAGATGAAAAGTTACATACAAAAACATATAGATTTGTCGATGATTTTAAGGATTATACTATTAGCGTAAAAGATGAGTTATATACAATACTCGAAGATAAAACATACATTAATCCATTTAAAGAAGTTCCTGCAATTATCAATTCAGATATTGTCAACTCAGACTTAACACATAATGAAAGTCCTTTTGAATTGGTTCTTAGTTTAGCAGATCATTATCTAAGAACAGGAACGATTAAAAATATTAATGAGTTCTTGCATGGTTATCCTATCTTTTGGAGATATGCAACTGATTGTCAAGCGTGCGGTGGTACTGGAATGATCAAAGGCAAGACGTGCGGCTCCTGTTTTGGAACAGGTAAAAATCTAAACAAAGATATTACAGATGTTATTAATGTTGAACGTCCGGGAACAGGTGATCCAATATTAACGCCTGATTTAGCTGGATATGTGACACCTCCTATTGAAGTACTAGGAGAGATGAGATTAGAACAAGAAGGCTTAATGTCATTAATGGAGCTTACGTTATGGGGTTCAAAAATGGCTAAGGATGCAACAAACGAAACAGCAACAGCAGCCTTTTTAAATGTACAACCAGTTAACGAACGATTAAACGGCTTTTCTGATGCCTTTGAGGACATGGAAAAGAAAATGACTGATCTAGTAGGCAAGTTCTATCTAAAGATATACAAAGGCTCTAGTATTGCTTATGGTCGTAGATATTTAATAGAGTCACCTGATGTTATTTGGAAGAAATACGAGACAGCACGTAAATCAGGTGTTAGCAAAGTAGCATTAGATTATTTACTGTTACAATTCTATCAGTCAGAATACAATAATGATATTGAGAACTTAACAGTAATGCAAAAAAGCATTAAGTTAGAACCATTTATACATAAGACCGATGAAGAACTTGTGAAATTACCTGTTGGAACAGAAGATATAAAAGCTAAGTTATATTTTAACGAATGGTTTAAAACTATAAACACATTTGATTTACTAACTAAAGAAATCAAAGTATTAAAAAATGAATTTGAAACATATCTAAAAACAAAAATAACATTAGAACCAGAATTAAAAACAGAAAAAAATGGTACAGACGTACAATGAGTTTAAAGTAAAGTATGACATCGAAGGGAATGTTACCGAAAGGGTGCAAACCAAAAGAGCTACTGTTAGAATTAGCGAACAAACAGCTAATGTTAATAATACATATTCTAATTCAACTGAATTATTATATGAAGTAGTAGTAGATGATAAGAAAAAGATTGAAAAAGAATACAGAAAAGGTCTTTTTGATAAAGCTAAGGAATTAGGTATTGACGTACCTAAGAATATTAAGACAGAAGATTTAGAAACTAAACTAAATGTTAAATAAAAAATGATAGAGAATATAAACGAGTTGGCGAAGTTCGTCAAAGGTGGTGCAGATGTTCTGCAAAAAGCAATTGACTCTGAAGAAAAAACATCTTTAGAATTTATTGAGGGTGGCTTTGTAAGCGATGAAGAATTAACTACACTCAAAGAGAGTATAGCTAAAGATGCGAAAAAGGTATATGAAAGTGCAGGGTATGATTATGCAATGAAGGATATTAAAAAGGATTTTGGGATTGAATTAGAAGGTAAAGATCGTAAGGTTATACTTGATGCAATTCAAAAAAAGATCATTGCAGATGCAAAAATAGATCCTGACAAGAAAGTAGCGGATTTAAGTTTGTCGCTTTCTAATCTACAAACTCAATATGAAACGGATTTGGGTTTAAAAGATACTGAAATAGGTAGTCTAAAAGGAAACTTAAGAGATTATCAAATTAACACAGATTTAACAAACTTTATACCTGATGGATTAAATGGTATTGATGTAAAAGATTTCATGACAGTAGCAAAAACTACAGCGAATTTTGAATATGATAATGATATTTTGGTAGTGAAAAAAGGAGATACTATTTTAAAGGATAAGATGGAAAAGCCTATAAGCCCAAAAGATTATTTAACCGAATTAGCAACTAATAAAAAATGGTTGCAAAGTGAGGGTCGTGGAGGTGGAGATGAAGGTGGAGAAGAAGGCACTTTTAAGAACATCAATGAGGTTTATAAACACATGGAAGAAAATCATATCAATCCATTATCTACTGAAGGTAAAAAGTTAGTTGACGATTTTAATAAACTAAAAAAATAAAAAAATGGCAAATTACACAGATAGTGTTTTAGGTGCTGCAAAGTATAAGCTAGACGATATGATGACTAAGCCTGAATTTAAGGTTAAGCCATCCGCAGCTTTAATGGCTTTTAGAAATAACTCAAACTTTTTAATTCCTGCTTCTCAAAGAGAAAGCGCATACAATCAAAAAGCTTCAGATAGCCAAGTAGTAACTATCAAGACACTTAATAAACAAACAACTACAAATGCATCTGTAAGAGCAGCTGCACACACAGGAAGTATAAACGACTCAAGCACAGTAAATGCCGATTATACTACCTATGCACAGAAATTTACATGGTCAATTAAACAGGCAGATAAAGATATATTTAGTGCAGCAGAAATGTTAGCAGCTCAGTATCGTAGTGCTTTTATTGATTGGCATGAAAGAGTAGAGACAGCATTATTGGCATCAATGGATACCAACAGATCACAGGCTGTTGTAAGTGCAACACCTCAATCAGGTACATGGGATGCTTCTAACTATTGGTTTGGAGTAGCAAACGGAGAAGATGATTTCTATTTCCAGCGTATTCAAGCTTTTATGAAAGAGCAGTATTACTCAGGTGGATTAGAAGTAATAAATAATATGGGTGCTGCAATTAGATTGGCACAAATAGGACAACAAGGTCAAGGAAATGCAACTAATTTAGGCTGGCAAATACCGGGTTTAAATTCTTATACATCTACAGGATTTGCAAATGAGTCAGGG